TCAGCAGCGCCGTCGACGTAGGAAACCGTCGCCGTGCCTGCACGAGCCGCGCCACCTTCCGCGAGGAAGAACTGCACGACCTGTTGCTCCTGCAGCTGGTTCGCCTGACCACCCATGCCAACGATGGACGATGGGTTGGAACCGCCAAGGGTGTTGTTATTGATGACAGCGGTGGACGGGAGCTGGACGACTGCGCCAGCGCCGTCGGACAAGAACTGCGCGTCAACGCCACGCATGAAGGAGTCGAAAGAATTCTTCAACTCTTCGGCGCGCAGCGAAATCAAGGAACGCTTCGGACCCTGCGTCGCGATGCGCGCAAGGTAGGTGATCTCGCATCCGGCGAACAGACCGATTGGCGAGAGATCACCAGAAACCCACAGCGAACCAGTGCCGCGACCAAGAGCATCGCCGTTTCCGGTTGCTTGGAAGATCGCAGCGCCAGACTGAATGCGAACTGGAATGCGGAACGCGGGACGCGAAACGCCTCCAGCTGCGGTGGTCACTGCGGTGGGATACGTCTTCGAGCGTTTCTTGATGAAGTTGTACAGCGTCCGACCTTTGTAGACGAGGTCGGGAATTCCTTTTGCAAATGCCTCAAGCTCTACGCCCTCTACTGCGGCTTCTGCCAATGGATTGGCCATGGATGAACCTCTGCATGTAGCTCAACGGTGTGCTTCCCGGTTAGCTTGCACGTTGGCGATCCACACGAATTCAATCGTGCGAATTTTCTTGCCCCGGTTGTGGTGCTATGCAGAGTGGCCGAAAGGTTTGTGCATCCACTTGTTCACGCAGTAGATGGTCTGCGAGTTTTAGCGAGTCCCTGTCTCGTGGTCGGTCCAGCTCTTGATTGAGAGAGTACTGCTACAACGATTTGAGATGCAACAAAAATGTTGGTGTGGGGAATATATACCCTCCAACGATCGGGGGAGAGTATATACGTTGTTCCACGAGGAACATTATTTCTTGGCTGGCTTTGCCCAAGTCGTCTTCGGAGGAACGTGATTCGCAGTTCCTGCGGCGTGCGGTGCCGGAGCTGGTGCCCCTGCAGCGCGTACTCCATCAAAGATCACGCTCCCGCCAGTGATTCCGGCCGGGATATCCTGCAGCCCCGGTTGCGCGATGCGAATCGTATCTGGAGGGATGACTGCGAGAATCTTGTGTCGGCCGTTCACGGTCTTCTCGGCAACGCCTTCGACGTCGATCAGGCGGCCAGCGTCAGTCGCCTTCACTGGATCCGGACCAGACACGTTCAGGTACGTGATTCCAGACTTGCGAACGCACTCTATGATTTTCATTTTGATTTCCTTTTCATGCGCGGATTCTTGCGAGAGGAAAAACGTCGGATCCCCGGCCCGAGTGATACCCCTCGAGCCGAGGATCCTTTTCAGTGGTTTAGCTTGTTATCCAGCAGACTGGACGAAGTCGACGCTCTGCAATGCAGGAGCAGCGGGTTCGGTGATCGCGAACTGGTGCGTAGCCGACACAACGCCAGAAGTGCCGACGGTCGGATCGGACGAGGTTGCCTTGAACGAAAGACTGAACGTGGTGATCGTCCCACCGAGCGGAGCAGTCACGTCACAGGAAAGGCCATCCGCGCTCGGAGCGAGCTGAATGGTGGGATCGTCAGCGCCCCACTGGGGCACCGTTCCTGCAGCTTGCGCTCCATTGGTCGGGGTGAGTACTGCGGTAACCGTTCCCTTGGCTCCACGAACGAGTGAAAAATTCATATTTCCTCCAACTTGAACAAAATCGATCTCTTTCAGTGCGATCCACTTCAGAAGACGAATCAAATCCCGGTGAATGCACTGCAGTTCTTCTCTGATTTGTTTGCAGAGAATGCAGGTACATTCTTTGTCGTGTTTGTGGTGCGACACGGGGAAAGCCTACCGCAGTGCGGATACGCTTGCAAGTTCAAAAGTGAACATGTTGGCGAAATAATTTGAACGGGGCGAGTTGCCCCACCCCGTGCTCGCTTTAAGCTGCGCGCGGAAGCTCTATGTTTTTGTCGGTTTTTGTTTGTCCAGAACTGCCAAGTTGTGAACAACAATCTGACGGGGAGATCCTACCACAAAAAGCGAAAGGGCGGGATTTCCCCCTCTGGGATTTCCCGCCCTCTTGACCCATCCTATTCCAACATCTTGAGCCGATTCTATCAGAACTTGTTCGCCGGCGCATTCTTGTCGAACGTGATTTTCTTTCCGTTGACGAGAGTTGCCTTCCCTTGGATCCAGTCGATGGTGCTCGTCTTGTCCCAGTCCACATCCGAGTGCTTCGGACGCATGCCTTGCGCGACTGCAATGTTTTTCGCCGGAGGTGCTCCGTTCACTTTCTTCTCGGCACCATCGGCCGCAGGAATTGTTTTCTTTATCCGCGCGTAGTTCGGATAGAGAGAGTTGCGATACGTGCGGAAGATACCAGGCAGAAGCTCTTGGAACTTTTCAGCAATGAACTCCGCGGTTTCGGACGCGTCACCTTTTTTCTGAATCGCTCGAGCCTGCATCTGGAACGGCTTGTCGGCCTTCATTGCGGCCCACACCCTGCTCTGCAGACTCTGCGTGAAGTCCCGGCGCCCCTCTTGCGGAAGCTTCATCTCTTTGAAGAACGACTCCACGACTTTCGACATCGCTTTGTTGTTCAACGTGTTTGCGTTGCTCGCGATACGTCCTTCGTATTCCTGAGTCTTCTGCTTCTCGAAGTCGGAACGCTCTTGATCCAACTTCGCGCGCTCGGGATTCTCTTTCGATTTGAGTTCGATCTGTTTGGTCTTGAGCGCCTTCGCGTTGTCGAAGAACTTCGAAACATCCAGCAGTAGATCGTACGCTGCCTGTCCCTTGCCATCCTTGATCAGCGCGGCGAGCTTCGGAAGTGCATCGTAGAGTCCGGCTTTCTCGAGTCGCGCCACCATCGCCGGAGCGATTACGCGATCAAACATTTCCGGATCTTTCGACCCGATCATTTCGATCGAGGCGGCCGTCGAGAGTTCAACGCCTTCGGGATTCGCGTCCCACAAATTCTGGATGAGTGCCGCGTCGCCCTTTGCAAACTGCGTGATCTCGTTGCGATAGTCGGAGACTTCGGTTTGAATCGCTTGGATCCCTTCCTGTCCACCGAGAGATTCGATGGTCGCCTTCGCGCCACGAGCTTCGTGAACAGTTGGGAAAACTTTCTTGTACGCATCGGCTCGGAAATAAGCTTCAGCGGCAACTTTCGCGGAATCGGGATCTACCTTCTTGAGTGCAGCGAGCGCCTTCCGAGTTTTGTCATCGATCTTGCGGCCATCGGTTTCAAATTCGGAGCCATCGCTTTCTTCTGCGCCCTCTCCAGCTTCACCCTCACCTTCAGCTCCCTCTGCAGATTCACCTTCGCCAGCTTCGGCGCTTCCTTCTCCTTCGCCTCCAGTACCATCCGATCCATCGCCGCCTTCCCCAGCGCCATCAGCGCCTCCAGCGTTCGGATCGACTTCGGTTGCGACCCCACCACCACCACTCGCACCATCGCCTGCTCCTCCACCAGCTCCTGATACTGCTGGCGTTCCACCTACTGCTCCCAATGTTTCTGGCATTTCTCTTTCCTCCCGGTTTTTTAATTACAACTTTGGTGCTCCACCAGCGTGCTCCGGTGCCCCTTGCGGGATCGGCGCGGCCGCTGGATGTGCTCCTGCAGGAGCTGGAACAGGTGGCGGTGCTGCCGCACCCGGGGAGGGCTCAATACCAGCCTTCTGCAGAATCTGTTTCGCTGCGCCGATATCCGTGGCGGCCGCATCCTTGTAACTGATGCTGACCGACGGCGGCTTCCCTTGACCACTACCTGCCGCTGCAGCCTTCGCCTGCGCTGCGGCCTGGTGATCGAGAAAATGCTGGCGCACATTCATGAAACTTTTGTTGTTATTCTTTTTCGCTTTGCGGCCTTCCTCGCCATTGAGGAATTGCCAGCATGCCGCCGCTTCGGTGACGTGATCGTCGACTTCCTTGTCGATCTGAATTGAACAGACCTCATCCGGCAAACTCTGGATCTGCTGCTCTGCGGCCGCGAGTTGCTGCGGATCCACGCCCATACCCTTGAACTTTTCGAGAGCCTCGGTTGCCTGCTGCTTCATCGGATTCGGAAGCATCTTCTGCTTCATCATCAGATCGATCTCGCCAAGCTGCTTCTGATACGCAGTCGCCTGCGGGATGTAGATCTCCTTCAGTGCCGTCATCTTCCTCAGGAAATCGAGGTTGGCTCCGTTGAAGAACACTTCGCCGAGCTGTGGATTCTTCGACGCGGAATCGAACACCTGCATGAAATTGTTTTTCTTCTGCGTGTACGTCTCGGGGAAGTTCTCGTCGCTCTCCGCGTAGCAGAGAATGTTTCCCTTCAGATCGTTGACCTCGAGCGTGATCACTTCGCCGCCGGGGATCTTCTCGTTGATCGATTTATCGCGGCACTTCGCACCCCACCGCACGAGCTGCTTCATCGACGTGGCTTCGGCATTCTTGATTGAGTGCCAAGTCGGAGCCAGTCGCCCGAGAGCGGAGTCACGCTGCGTCGCAATCGCAACTCCGCTATCGGCTGTTCCCACGTCGCCTCCGGCCAGAGCTGGATACGCTCCAGAGAGCAACTCAGCAAGTGGACCGGAATATTCCTTGATGAAATCAGCCAGCGTCGGAGGCGGCAAGACTTGCGGCTCGACAAAGATCAACTCGGTGACCGGAGTACCGGGCACGCGCTTGAATGGTCCGACATCTCCCGGCACGTTGGTCTGCGCGCGAATCGCTTCCACGTTGAAGACCTTGTTATCCATCCACTTCTTCGGAACAGCGCGCACGAAGAAGTCGTTCATCAGATCCAGCCAGTTGTTCAACCGCTTCTGGATCGGCATCGTCGACGTGCCCATCGCATTGCGGTTCTGCCCGTCTCCGGAATATGCCTGACCGAGAGCCCACGAGTCGTCCATTGATTCGTTCCGCGCATACGCGAACGCGTCGCCGGCGTAAACGACAAGGCATCCATTCGGAAACATCTCGATCAACTCATCGCGAACATCTTCTTTCGCTTCCATCAGTGTGCTCGGCCGCAACCAAGTGCGCGAGATCGTGACGTCATCAGCCATCGAGCTGCTCGTCACGTAGGTCGACTGCATCCCGAGCTTCACGTTCTGCCGAGCGAGACGCGCGATCTCTCCTTCATCGAGCCCGAAGCTTCCACCCTTGATGTCGTCGGCGATCCACGGGAACATTCCCTTCGCTCGGCTCACGTCCACTTCATATTCGAAATCGAGTGCGTCGACATCCTCGAGATCGTTGGCCATCATTGGAGACAGCTTCATCTCCAACTTGCCATGGGCAGAGCGCACTTCCTGACCTCTTGGCGTAC